CTCCAGGTCGTACCGAGGATTTGTAGCAACATCACGGATGTGTTTCGCCATCTCGTCAGTCATGCCCTCTTTCTGCTCCGTCAGGAATTTTTCTAGAGTGATACCTGCTTCTGGATGTTTCTTTGCGCACGCCTGGGTGGATGCGACAGCCATAACCGCAGTGTTGTGGTCTGCGACAACGTCGGTGGTAGCCGAAGCTGGGACAGCATAAGCGAGGGCAATCACCGCGATGGCTGTAGCACAGCGAACTTTACTCAGAAACATTCAGATCTCCAGATCTCAATTATTTGGCATTAATGCCAAGACGTATCGGCCAACCTCGCTGGTTCCTTTAGCGATTTAGTCGCCCTTCCCCGACACCACACGAATGCACTCCCCTCCGCGCCCAACGGCAACCAGCGGAGCAGATGAGTGCATCCGAGTTTTGTTGGATCAACCAGGAGCAAGTCATGAACGAGCACACAAGCGGCCCTCTTGAGTTTTCAAGCGCAGGCCACGGAAGCAAGGGCGGCATCACTGTCGATGAGTATTTCATCCGACGCGCCGAAGACGATGTCGCTGTTGCGGCTGATGTCATCGACCCTGAAACGGGCGCGCCATCCGAGAGTAACGCCCGCCGTCTTGTAGCCTGCTGGAACGCCTGCCAGAACATTACGACCGACGCCATTGAGTCAGGCTCGCTTGATCTGTTCCAAACCCAACTTGACCGAATGGTGCTGACTCAGCAGCGCGACGAGCTACTGAGCATTGCGCGTCGCTGGGCGGCGATAGATGCGCAATGGCATCCAGATCGTTACGAAAGCGAAAAGGCCCAGCTTCTTCTGGAAACGAAATCGCTGATCACTAAAGCCAGCGCCTAACCCCAAACACTGGAGGTCGCCATGCATAGCTGTACTGAAACTCAAGCGGTGTGCCGATGGTGCGGCCTCCAGTTGCGCAGATCGCCTTCTTGGAAGGGCGGCCTCGCCTATCACCCTGAGCCGAAAGGTGAAGTCCGCCAATGTCATTACGGCGGCTGGGTCTGCTCGCGCCGCTGCGATATCCGCGCCTGCGTCGAACTAGAAGGAACCATGCCCGGCTGCGGTGGCGTGAACAGTTACGAGCGGCTTTCCCTTTACGCAAAAGAGAGCATTGAGCGCCATTGGCCGGAGGCAGCATGAACGCAGCACTGAAGATTTGTCAGGCCATGCACGACGCGCAGTTGCCTCCGATGGTGAGCGAGAGCGCGCAGGAAGTGGCTCGGGCTGAATGGCTGTACAACGCTTCCGAGCAGTTGGTGCGGTTCGGCTGCGACGTCTCGTTTCAGCGCCGCATGCGGTCTGCTCAGGGCGTCACGCTGGCCCAGTTCGCTCTGGCGGTTGATGAGCATGTAAACGGACGGCTTGCAGACTGCGAGGTCACCACTGCTTCGCTGGGCTACCTGCTGATCGCCGCCGAGCGCGGCCACGCTGACAAGGTCGCTGCCGCCGAACTGCTCGGCCGCAGCGATCACCCACTGGGCAAGCTCGGCGAAATTGCGGAGGGCCTACTTCGACCCCTTGTCGATGACGCGCTGATCGCCCAGGCCGAGGACAACGAGCTATGAGCAATCAGGTAGCACTGGCCCGGCTGGGCCTTGAGATCGCGAAGATGCGCAAATCCTGCACTCCGGTGCCGGATCGCACCTTCGTCATGGGCATGATTGAAATGGCGGAGTTCGCCGAGATCATCGACACCCGCACCGCCAACCGATATCGCAACGCGCTGGACGCCAAGTTCGTCGAGCGCAACGCGCATCTGAAAGGAGTTTCGGCATGACTACTGCACCGGTGAAAACGCTTCTCGACGAGCAACTGGAGGAGATTGAACGCAGCCTCGCAGTTATTGGCGCTGGCATCCCTCGCGAGCTTCCTGTTTCGGCGCTCCCTCCTCCACTGGTGGCAGCCATCAAACAAGGCCGCATCGCTGTGAGGGCTCGGCCATGAACCTCGTCTACTGGATTCTCGTTGTGATTCTGGTTGCCGGTGCCGGTGCCTACGGCATCGTGAAAGACGGCTCGGGCACTTGCCAGGTGCCGCGCTCCACCACCTACCAAGTATTCCGATGACCAGCCGGCAGATGGCCCGCCGCATCCTCATTCGGCGCGGATCGTTCTCCGCCATCGGCGTTTTCACCCTTCTGATGCTGCTCAGCGCCCTCGCCGACCGCATCACTCAATAACCCCTCTTTACGACGCCCCTCTCCGGTGGCGCGGAGAACAGTCATGTCCGAAAAAAATATGCAGATTTGGTCTCAGGTCGAGAAGACAGATACCCGGTTCACCAAAAAAGCCAAGGTGAACGGCCAGGACATTACCAGCCTGAGCGGAACCGCGATGGTTATGAAGGCCACCGAGCTGTTCGGCCCGGTCGGCATCGGTTGGGGCTGGAAGATCATCGAAGAGCGCTTCGATGAAGGCCACGAAATTTACATCGGTGAGGGCGACAAGCGCTCCTGCATCGGTCGCGAAATCGGTCACACACTCAAGATCGCCCTCTGGTTTACCCAAGACGGTCAGCGCGGCGAGGTCGAGCAATACGGCTGCACCCGTTACCAGTACAAGACCAGCTACGGAATGACCACCGATGGCGAGGCGCCGAAGAAGTCGCTGACTGACGCAATCAAAAAAGCACTTTCCATGCTCGGGTTCAGCGCGGATGTGTTCCTTGGATTGTTCGACGATGAGACTTACGTCGAGCAACTCAAGGAAGAACAAGCTATCGAGCAGGCAGTGGACAAGGACGCCGAAATCCTGCGTCAGAAGCAGGAGCGTCTGGACTGGCTGAACTCTGCGGTGGAAACGATGGGCAAGGCCGTGACCGCCCACGAACTGAAAATGCTGAACGTTAAATACATCCGCGAGGCGACCCGCCGCAACGAGCCGACTTTCATCGCCCGAATCACTCGCGCCTTTGAAGAGCGCAAAGCGGCCATTGAGCCCGGCAAGGAGAATGCAGCATGACCCAGCTCTACGCACTGACCGGCAAGCTCGCCGAACTTCAGGGAATGGCAGACACCGACGACGAGGGCCTGAAAGAGGCCCTGCAGCACGCGATGGACGAGATCCAAGGCGAGTTCGAGGTGAAGGCCGACAACATCGTCATGCTGCGTCGCAACATTGAAAGCGACGTGACAGCCATCGACACTGAGATTGAGCGACTGACCGAGCTCAAGCGCATCAAGTCCAACAGCGTTGCGCAGATCAGCGATTACCTGCGCCGGAACATGGAAGCGGCAAACCTCAAGTCGATCAAGCGCCCGCTGTTCACTATCACCCTGGCTTTGGGCAAGGAGAAGGTCATTGTCGACAACGAGGACGCCGTACCGGACGAGCTCACGGCGGTGAGTACCAGTATCACCCCTGACAAGAACGCGATCGCCGCCAAACTCAAGGAAATTCGCGAGCACAACGAAGCCGTGCGCAAGCGCATGGCCGCCGGCGAAGACGCAGAACACGAACTGCTCGAAGAACCTGCCTACGCGCATTTGGAGCGCGGCGACAGTTCGATCCGGATCAAGTGAGGCCAGCATGATCAGCAACCACCTCAACCTCGTCGAGCAGCACCGGCCGGACGCCGAGTCGATCGCTGAACGAATCGCGCAGTACCTGGCCGCCGGCGGAAGGATTGACCAATTGAAAAGCCCGCCGCGCAATCCGCTGCCGCCTCCTCGCTCGAAGAAAATAGACCCTGAAACGGTCCTCAAGCGCCGGCCGAAGCCGATATCTGCGGCCGAACTCAAAGCGCTGCGCAAAATGGCGGACTCGCTATGAAGTCGAAACGCAAACCTAACAACGGTTTCGCCCGGGCTGAACGCAGCTGCCGGGCGCTGCTGCGCACCAATCACGTCGCGGTCGTGAACATCGACCCCAGCGGCAGTCAGATCATGGCGAACTGGAAGAGCTGCCGCCAGATCCGCAGTCTGGCGATCGCCAACGCAATCTTCGATTTCTCCTACCGCTGGACGATCTACATCGCCGCCATGTGTCGAGACGAGCGCGGCGCCGAGTACATCAAGTCTGTGGAGATCTCGCCCGAGGGCATCTACAAGGTCGAGCGCCTGACTGATGCCATCGAGCATTACTACCTGGAGCTGCGCAACAGCGCGAATCCGAACCATCTGGTGGCGTCAGGCTGGATCGCCATTCCCGACGAGATCTCGATGGACGAAGCCCAAGCCGCGAAGCTGTTCTACGCCGCCGGCGCCTGGCATCAGGTGAAGGTTGCAGCGTGAGACGTTTCCGCACCCAACAACGCAAACGACAGACCTGGCTGGACTTGCCGGCCAGCGGAATTGAAGAGGTAGGCCATGGCCAAGAGCAATGCGGAACGTTTAGAGAAAGCCGCGGCGAAGAGGAAGAGCCGCGGCGAAGAGGAAATCAGGCTGCACTGCATGCCCGGTACTCGCCAAGCACTTGCTGAGCTGATGGCCTGGAGCGGAATCGAGGAACAGGGCGAGGCAATTACGCTGATGATTCATCACCTGCACGGCCTTGGCCCCGGTGGTGCACTTCCCATGCTCACCCCGCCGCGACACGAATACGTGATTCCCGAAAACGTGTCGCGGAAATTGAAACTTGCCTATCAGCGGGAAGCGATGCGAATCGGCCGCGAAGGCTAAAGCTGCAGCGGGCGCTGAGTAAGCATCCGAGCAATTTTTCCCTGAGCGACGCGCAGTGCATTCGGGTTTTCGTGCAGATATGTTAGGAACCACAGCACTCCGGTGAGGTAGCTCGTCACAAGATCTTCAACTCTTACCAAGACCACCCCTTCTGACTTGTTAGACAGCTTTGGAGTGGACCCGTAAACATAACAGACGAGCCTGATCTCATCGCTATCACGGTTCGCAGAAGACTCTGCGGTACCCATGTGGAGTAGGCCGTTTCTTGCCTCCCAGATTTCGCGAGCAGTGCACGGCAATGGATCATAGGGCTGCATGTACGAGTCGACCCAGCGTTGGAAGTCGGTCGGCCCAGACCTCAGTGGCTCCACTGAAAGCCAAGCCATCTGTTCTATCGCCACATAGGTCAGCATTACCGCTTGCAGGTGATGTCCGCCATCGCGCAAACAGGTAATTGAATCAGTCATCTGCGTAGCGAAAGAAAATACTTCTTCTGTGCTCATCCAGCGCTCCTTGATCCGGCTCCATGCCGGGCCGAACACAAATACCCCACTTATCAGGGTTGCGCTACTTAGAACGGCAGGATGGGCGGAAATGGTCGGACACTCGACTTGCGCCACTGATCAACCAGCCGCTGCGATCTCATCGCCGGAGCAGGCCACCCAACCAACTCACCCTTCACAGGAGGCTGCTGGGCGCGGCTTTGAAATACAGCGGTGTGGCTATCGACAATCGGGACCAGGTAGCGATCGTGCGTAGGTTGGAAGCGCTCACGCATCGCGGCGACATCGAATTTTTTGCCGACGTGCTCACCCAAGAAGCGCCGGCTGATTTTGTAACGTCCGCAGTTGAAGCACACAAGGTCGTCCCAATCGCCGTAGATGCCCTTGCGGTACGCTTCCCCCCAGCAGATCCAACACATACATCTCATAACTCGTCTCCTGATGCCCGGATAGATTCGGGCAAAACGGCGAGGGTTCACTGAGAAGTGTTGAACGAGCGTGTCACCTGTCGGCTGGATTACGCGCTGCTAGGCGCTTCAACGATTCGGTGCGCCGACTCCATGTAGCTGGCCAGGTCGATAACCTCCCGAAGAAACACGACCACCTCCAGCTTCATTGCGTCATCCGGCAGTCCTATCCGTTTCAGCATTGCTTTAGCGTCCTCTTCGATAGCCGCTAGCGCATCTACATCGCTCTGCAACCTCATGTCGGCCTCCTGCCAGTGTGAGTTCAGAGATACATACCCCACTTCTACGAATCACGCCAGCCGGCGAGGATACCCTATGCTGTAAGGCGTGTCGGAACCTATGCTACAAAGGTGGATGCACTAATTTGAGTCTTTCCAAACATTCTCAATTCCTTCCTGATAGGCAGCTTTGAGCGAAGCGACATCAGTGAAGTCATCAAAACATAAATCGCTATATAGCAGAGTAAGTGCTGCTAGACGTTTTGCATAATCGTCGAGCTTGCCGCGCACAAGATTTATCTGTTCCCTCGATGGGGCGGCATGGCCTGTCATCGCCCAATCCAATAACGCTTCATACCCTCTTCTCTTATCTTCATATTCTTTATGTAAGGCAGTCGAATAATTATCTAATATCTTCAGAATATTCAACCTAGACTCTTCTACCAACCTTCTATCTGCGTCAGCGTCAGCACGCTTAATTTGGGATAACTGTGACGTTAGCGCCTTAATTTGCAATTGCTCCATCGCTGCAAATTCGCTACGTTGTGTATCCAGCAGTTCTCTCTGAAGCCCTATAGTTTTCAATATCGCGATAAGCGTGAGGAAAGAAATCAGTGGGCCGAACAGTCCACCGATATATGTTCCGAACGCCGACCACTCTTCTGGCCTTACTGAAAGCTCGCCGCTAAACGATTGCCGGTAGAAATAAATAGACAAAGCCACTGCAAAAACTACAGCGCCGACTAGAGCAGCCGAAAAAACATCGAACGACTTAGAGCTATTTCGGTGTTCAAGGCTATGAGTCTTCAGATTATTTTCGAGTTCGTGATTTTCAGTCATTTCACTGCTCCATGTTTTCCTCACTCTACTTTAGTAAAGCCTTATCTGACCATCCTCCACCGCCCGGGCATGCCCCGGCATAGGACGCCCCATGCCCACAGAAAACAAATCGGCCGAGCCGCTGAAGGTTGAGCGCTCTACAGTCACGAAGCTGGTGATCACCGGCGCGCCGCGTCTCGACGCTATTACCGTGTTCCTCGAGGACTTCGGCCGCCGCGACTGCCCTACTGAATCCGACCAGAGCTATCAGACCGCCCAGGGCAAGATCACGGTCTATTGCTGGGACAAGAGCTGGAGCGCCTACTGGGGCGGCATGGGCCCTCGCACGGTGGCCGAGTTCGTGGCCGACTGTGATTGGCACTACGTCCTGAACTGCCTCGATCGCGGTATCAGCAGCACGCGCTTCAGCGGGAATGCCCTTCACGCCTTAGCGAAAAAATGCATCGTCCAGCGCCGCCGGCAACAGACCGGCCGACATGACTGGGAGCTGGATGAGCTGAGCAAGGATGAGGCGCGTGAGCTCTGGCATGACATCGACGTTCTGCGAAGCGTGGAGTCGCCAAACGAGTGTTGGCATCACGACAGGCTGCTGACTGAACTGTTTGGTGATGAGTGGCACTACCCGGTTGGCGACAAGGCGGTCGAGGAGAATCACGAATTCAACTATCTGCGCCGGGTGGTTGAGGCAGTACAGGCTGCGCTGCGTCAACAACCGCTGGAGCAGCTAGCAGCTTGAGTCAAGGCAGCTGACTGTCGACCCATCGCTCAGCAGTGGCCAGCGCCTCCGCCAGCGCGCTTTGATAGTCGTCCCACGGGCCAGTGAGATCGGCAACAGTGTTGGCAAAACCTGGTACTTCACTGGCCTCAATGACATGAGCACCCACAGGGGCTTCGTCGTTCGGCTTGTCCCAGTCGAATTTGATGATCACTTCATGCCCTCGATATTCGTGGGCGATCGGCCTATCCAGGCTGTGTGACATGTCCTCTTCCTATAGGCACCGGCTGGCAGAACAGTAAGTTTCAACCATAGAGGCCGCTTCGCCTATTGAGGCAAAAGGCCACTCCCTCCCCCTTCAAAGTCAGCCGCTATAGCGGCAAGGAACCGGCATGCCCAGGAAAAACCACCTCATAGTCAACTCCGGCTGCACGCAGGACAACGAGCGCTGGTCGCTATCGGCCTGTGGCCTGAATGAAGAATCCGAAGTCGAGTGGGACGGCACCCACAACCGCGAACTTGTCAGTTGCAAGCGGTGCCAGGCGAAAATGGCCAAGCCGCGCCCGGAACCTGAACCATTCCACAAAGAGCGTCCCATCCTTTTCAACGATGCGATGGTTCGCGCGATCTTGTCCGGCCGAAAAACAGTCACCCGCCGCCCGATCAAAGGCAATCAAATCCCGAGCCGTAGCAAATCCGACTTCCCCGAGCATCAGTGGATCGCAGTGGTTCAAAACCATCCGCGCTGGGGGTTCGCTGCATTCGGTGCGACTGAGGAGGAATGCGCGGCCGAGTTGGCCATGTACGGTGGCTGCCCGTACGGGCGGCAAGGCGATCGGCTGTATGTCCGTGAAACTTTCAATCGCACCAACCCGGGTGGCGCGGAAGGCGTTTATTACTACCGCGCTGACGGGGAGTTCCCGAAGAGCATCGGCGGCGGGAAGTTCACCGATGCCGAATCATGGAAGCCTTCGATTCATATGCCGCGAGCAGCCAGCCGCATCCTGCTGGAGATCACCGACGTCCGCGTCGAGCGGTTGCAGGATATCAGCGACGATCAGGCGAAAGCTGAAGGCTGTTTCTTCACCGATTACGGTCGCAAGTGTGGCCACGGTGGCAATGGATGGAGTGAGGTCGGCGACTGCCCAGCACCTACAGAACATCACCCGCAGCGCGACGGCTGGATGTGGGACAAGACAACCAGTCATGAACAATGCCTGGGCGCGCCACGCTGGGCTTTCGCCAACCTCTGGAACTCAACCGGCGGCGACTGGGACGCCAACCCGTGGGTCTGGTGCGTTTCTTTTCGGAGGGTCGAACAATGAAACCGTGCCCTTCATTCCCTGGGTACTCAGCAACGAATGACGGCCGCGTTTTTTCTCACCGCCGTCGCGGGAAAGGTACTCAGCGCGGATCAGTTTCCACCATTGATTCTGAGTTTATGTATGAGCTTGCGCAGCAGACTACCAGCAAGGGCTACAAGACCGCGTCGGTCATGTTGCCTAACGGGAAGTCTCGACCTGTCGGAGTTCATCAGCTGGTGGCGGATGCTTTTCACGGAGCATGCCCAGATGGCCT